GAGCTCGAAAAAAGCGGAGATGTCCTCCCAATCGGGATGGGGCATGGGTTACGCGTCGCGCGCTTCTTCGATGGCGGCAATCAGCTTGGCTTGGTTCATGCCGTCATACCCGTCAATCTCAAGCTCGGCCGCGATGACCTTCAGGTCAGCGACCTTCATCTTGCCCAGATCGCCTTCAGCTTTGGCAGCCTTACCCTTCGCCAGCTCGGCGCGGCCGCGGTTGATCAGGTTCTTTGCCAGATCCTCGCCGATCTCCACCGTGGTGCCAGGCGTTTTGATTTTGCCCGCAATCGCGATCGCGGAGGTGATTTTAACTTTCACTGTCTTTTCAGCCATTTTGAATTCCTAAGATTAAAGAGGTCAGAGGGAGCGAACCGGCCTGATCGGCCGGCTCAGATCGTTATGCCGTCGGCTTGCGGCCGAGGCAGAAGCTCTCGGTGCGGCGCGCGGCAATATCGAAGTCTTGGTGCAGCACAACGCGGCGCGTCCCCGACAGCGACTGGGTATAGGGATCGACCAGGATATCCAGCGCGCCCCACAGGCCGATGTAGACATCGCGCAGGTTGCCAAACAGCACATCGCCGTTATCGAACTGATTGGTAATTTCTGCTGTCGACCCGTTCACGGTACCGCCGTCTTCCCAGATCGTCTGGCCATTCGAGTTGGCAAACTTCTCGGTCGACTTGCAGTGACCGCGGAACTTGGAGTTACCCACGTAGCGCACCGAATCCGTCAGAGCGTTGTCGAGTGCGACCTCGCTCTCCATTTCGATGATCTCCGCATAGGTCGGCTGAATATCCGCGAAGGCCAAGGCGTTGATACCCGAGTGGTTCAGAATGCCCAGGGGGTTATTCCCGACGCCGTCGCCATAGTAGCCGTACCAATCGATACCGAGCGCCAGATCCGTCGCCAAAGAGCTGCGGAACTGCAGCTCAACATCCATTGAGGACTGCTGCATCATGCGGCGCGTCACCCGGCCAAAGACGCCAATGGTGGTCGGGCTCATTTTAACCAGCCCGGCGTCCATGCTGCCCTCGCCCACATCTTCGTCTTCGCCGACGATAAACACGTTACCCGAGCCGGTTTGGCCAGGCACATCCAGATTGCCGACCAGACCGCCCATCGGCGTCCCCAGCTGCAGCAATGTGGCGCGGTTGCGAAGCATTTCGATAAAGGACTGCGTGGCCAGATTGGTATCGATCAAGAACCCGCCTGTGTCGCCCGGCGTGGCACCGGAGGTCGACGTATTCAGCGCGCGGGTCAGGACGTCGACGGGGACTGTGATCCCTTCGGAGCTGCGCCCCATCGTTTCCTGCGCGGCCGCCGATGCTTCGAATTCGAATGCAGCTGCGGCTTGTGCTGACCGGTCGCTTGGATTGAGCAAGGCCCGAGCTGCCCGAAGAAAGCTAAACCGACCCACCTCGGAGTCCGTCATGCCAACTACGCCTGCGTTGTCATCCAATGCGCGGTTGCCAGTATCATCGGAACGGCCGCTGTTGCCGTTGCCATTCCCGCGTCCACCACCAACGTGATCGAGCAGAGTGCGGGTGAATTCATCGACGGACGTGCTGCCGCGGATCGCGTCAGCTGCCAGCTGCTGCGCCGAATACTGCTCGCCCATTTCCAGCAATGCCGCAACGCGGGTCTGCTCGGCTTCTTGGCCGCGCGTCACCAGCGCCTGTGTTTCGGATGCCCGCTCAAGCACCTCGATCTCTTCCACGATGTTGCCGTTGTCGTCCACCTTGGCACGGACCAGGTGACCGGCTGCGTTGCGGAGAATGCGAATGTTCATATCGCCTGATCCTTCTGTTTCAGTTTGCGCTGTGCGCGTTTGAGAATGGTTTGGAGTATTGGAGCCATCGCCCGTCGGTTCCTCTGGCGGTTCCCCCGCCGATCGACCGACCCCCACAGATGCATCCGCAGGAACGCTCACCATCGAGATTTCAAACGGCTCCCAATCGATGATCGTGACCTTGTCGCGCTCGCCTTCGACCTCTTCGGTCTTGATTGCGCGCACGAAGTAGCCGACCGACACGTGACGGATCACGCCGTCCACGATATCGGCCCAGATTTCGGCAGCCTTGGCAGAACGGCCGAACCGCAAAACGGCACGGCCGCGACGATCACCGTCGACAGACGACGTCTCGACCACTCCGATCTGGATATCGGGGTTGTGGTTCCAGAGCACGGCCGCGCCATTGTGCAGGCGCGCGTCCGACATTGCCCCCGGCGAGTGGTCCAGGATTTCATCGCCGAACCAGCGCGCGACCGGTTCCTCAGAGCTGAACGCCACTTCAACGGTGCGCGCCTCTTCATCGATCGTGCGCACCGCCGCCTGCCGGCGCAACGGTGCCCCGCCGCGGTTCGCGTTGACCTGCTCCACGGTCACCGACCGGGTCAGAGCGGTGCCGATCAACGCAGCGGCCAAGCCGCTATTCGTCGTCAGGAGTTTCATTTTTGTCATCGGACTCGTCCTCTTCTTGATTTGCATCGCCAGCTGGCGGCCGAACAGCGCCAGGCACCACGCCCAGAACCGAGGCCATGATGAAGTCATCGGGGATGCCGGCCTTGCGCATGGCTTGGATATCGTCGGCATAGGTGCGCCAGGTGGTGTCGGGATCATCGCCGCGACGCCGGATGATTTCAGACGGCGATGTGAGCATGTTATTCTTGGCGTCGATTTCCGCTTTCACGTCTTTGGTCGGATCAACCCATGCCCAACGACGGCCCTGCCAGTAGACATTGCGGAACTTCTCGATGCGCTCCGGACGCAGCCGGATCGAGTTATTCACGACCAGCCCCATCAACAGCGCAGGCTCGAGCGCCGACTGATAGCAGCGATCGATCAACGTCTCGATCAGCCACTCTTGCAGATCCATCCAGTGATCGCGCTCATCCAGGACGCCCTGGCGGATTGAGCTGAAATTCACCCCCTCTAGATCATTGGCAAAGCTGACATAGGCCACACCCATGCCAGCACCGGCACCGCGCAGCATCGACTTATGGAACGGGGCGAACTCGCCCGAGGGATACTGCTGGGTGAATGCCTTTGATTTCAGGCCCGTCGGCAGCTCTTGGAACACACCACCCGCGCTTTCGATGTAGAGCTCTTCGTCCTCTTGCTGTTCCTCATCGGGTTCAGGCCCATAGCCTTCTTCCCACTCGAGGAAACCACCGACCGACGCGCCGGTTCGCGCGCTGGTCAGCGCCGCATTTTCCAACCCGCCCAGCATGTGCAGACGCCACAGCGACGTGGCCGCCCAGGGAATGCCCCGGCGCTGGCCCGTGATATCTTCCAAGAACCCATGAATGATCTCATCGGCCGGCACCCGATCGAGGCTAGTCCCGTTGAACGTGTAGCCGGAGCCGGCCGGATCACCCGTCATGAAGTAGAACGCCAGCGGCCGACCTTCCCGGCTGAACTCAATCCCCTGGCGCACGAAACGACCATTGGCGAGGCGGTCGACGTTATAGTCGACCGGGCACCGCTGCGGATCCAGCACCTGCAGCGCATAGCGCATGGGCCCCGCGTTACGGCCGCGGATTTCGCGGATCATGAACTCGCCGTCTTTGGCAGCGGTTTTGACCGCCCCCTTGCAGATCATCCGAAAGCTGCGCTTGCCCGTGATATCGCAGTTGGAAGCCCGCTGCCATTTGCGCCACCACGCCTCGAGTGCTTCGTTTGCCCCCCGATCGAGCGCACCGTTATTGTCACGTGCCTGCGCCTGAAGCGCAAAGCCGCGGTGACCAACAATATTCTGATCGCACAGACGCAGGAAGGATTTCAGATAGTCGTTCTTCTGCGCCTCCTCTCGCGATCGCGCGACCAGGACACGCTGATTGCGGTCGATGACCTGGTCCGCCGTCAGCGGAGTGGTTGACCAATTCGAAGTCAGCCGATCAGAGATCGCAGCGTCGAACCCGCGCTTACCCACCGCGGGGCGCATCGGCTTATTGCGCCGGCTCACCTTCGGGATCGAGCTCTCGACCATGACCACGGGTGCGCTCGGCTCCTGGCGGTTGCCCTCGCCGGAATCGCGCGCTTTTCCAAAACCAAACATCAGCGACCAAACCTCACTTTAACCTGCCGGCCGGTCAGACGTCGGCGCTTTCCATTGGGGCTCTCGCGCGCGATCTCGCGCTTATACCGATCGCGCAGCAACAACAGATCAGCGATCGATGTACGGACCAGCGACCGGCCGTTAATCGCGTAGCTCTCCTGATCCTTCGTGGCGCGCCCCTCGATGACCGCCTCGATCGAGGCAAGCACGCGCTGCGCATGACCACGTGCCTCAAACCCGGCATCGACCGATACCAGATCCGCAGCGATGGTCAGCTGGCCGGCTTCGACCTCATGCACATCCTCCCCAGAGACGGCACGGACCGACACCGCATAGGTGCCAGCGTCCCAACCCGAGGTGACGGCCGCGGTTTCGGCGAACAAATGCCCAGACCCGAGCGGTGCCGCTTCCAGATCGATCGAAGACGGACCACGGATGATCGCCGTCAACGTCCACTCGGGTGCCGGATATGCATCGACATGCACCTCTGCCTTGATGCTTAAGCCGGCCGTGACTGAGCTGGGAAACTGATGGAGCAAACCTGACTACCTATTGTTGATCCGCCCTGATCCACGAGGTCGTGTGCGGCGCGTTTTACCTCTCCTAGTCTTGCGAGCCTTTGGCTTCGCTTCCTCTGGCGGTTCCCCCGCGGCCGTTTCATCCTCCGCAACATGATCGTCGTCGGGTTTGAGCCGGCGCAGACGCACCAAGATATTCGGGTTTAAGATTTTCAGCGCGGCATAGGCATAGACCCGACAATCGAGCGCCTCGTTTCGGTCGCGGGTTTTCTTCCACTCGCGGATTGGGAAGCCCCGCACGAAGCGGGTCACCAACCGCTCGGCCGTCAGCTGGTGAAACCACTCCGGATCCCGATCGACAGGCCAGTGGCAATAGCCCTGCCCGGGCGTATCTTGCTTTGCCCGGCGCATCACAATCAGCTTGGCGTCATTGACCCCGATCGTGAACAAGGTCACCGGCCGCGCGCGCTTGCCCGACTTGGACTTCTTTGGCGCAGACGCGATCGGATTGTCCCACCCCTTGCCCCCCTTGATGGCAAAGATGTTGCGCCGCTGCTTCCCGCGCAGCTGCTCATAGGCTGCTTGGGTCAAGCCACCGGAACCACCGGTATCGACACAGGCAGATGCAATCCGCATCTGCGCCCCGGATTCGTGCTCGAAGGTTTGATCGAGATAGTCAAAGAGCTGGTTCCAGACTTCGGGTTTAAGCGGATCGCCCCAGAACACTTGATGATCGAGGCTCCAACTTTCCTCGCCCAACCCCCAGCCGACGCGCTCAAGCTCGAGGCGATCCTCCTGCATGTCGACACCGCAGGTCTGGACGCCGACTTCCATCGGAACCTTCGATGGGAATGGCTCGGCGCGCGCGATCAGCTGCTCGACCTCGAGCGTCTCGGCCTCTTCCTCCCAGGCTTCGGCAAGCGTGACGTTGACGAAGGTCTGCAGATCCCCGGCCGCTTTCTTGTCCAGGAACGACTGCACGATCATCTTCAGCTTCACAAAGCAGGAATAGAGCCCGTTGAGATGATAGGACGCATGCCCCCGGAACGGCTTCTTT